CTATAAATCCTCTTTACACTTCTCTTTATCTTTAGCCATTTTCTTATCAAAATCTTTATATACATAATCATAAAAATCTTTACCTATAGCCCTAGTATAACATCTCTCACACTGAAAACTCAGACATAAGCACTTTTTCTGAGGAGGACATTTATTTTCACTTAACTTAAATCCTTGCAGCCACTTATATAATTCTTCATAACTCTTTTGCTTTAGCTCTTTTAACTCTTCTTCTGTTAAATGTCCTTTTGGATTATTGTATTGCCCTTTATTAGATACTTTACTGCTTTTCTTTTCTGACAATTAAATCTCCTTTTTGTTAGTGCTACCTATTCCACCGATTCTTTCAGCTTCGCACTCATCATCATTAGTTATTAAGTAATTAATAAACATTGATTGACAGAAAGCTTCACCTTTGTCTATGTACATTGATTTATCTTTGCTTTCATTTCTTAATTTAATAAATATATGTCCTTCATTGTTTGTATTGTTATAGTAATCTAAATCTACTACAGGAGTAGTATTTGCAAATCTAGCATAACACTTAAAGCCTAAACTACTTCTTGGATAAAATAAAAGTGTATTATCACAATCCATACTCACTTTAATTCCAGTTGGAATGATTATTTCTTCTCCTGGATCTAAACTAAAATTATAAGGAGCATAGAAATCATAAGCTGCTGAACCTTTTGTCGCTCTTTTAGGTAACTTAAGTTCCTCATACACCTTGTCCAAGTATAAGTTAAATTCGCCTGTACTCATATATTTATTATCATATTTTTCTTTAACATCTTTTATAAATTGATCCTTAGAAACTTTATGAAATTTTCTATTATTTATTTCAAAAAACTTATCAAACATAATTATTTAGCCTCCGTAATCTTGATATTTGGTAAAACTTCATTCAATTTATCATTAAGCATTTTCGTTGATTTTTCAATCTCTATAATCGCCATTTTAAGGGGCATGTCTTTTCCTTTTAAGTTATCTATCCTTAATTGTGCTAAACAGGCTTTAATTGAGTGTTTTAGAGATGGATAATATCCAATTGCATTGTAAGTTCTGTTTCCATCCTTATCATCTCTACCTGTATCCTTTTTTAGAGTGTAATTATATTCATCTACATCAATGTAATAATCATTTAGTAATTCTATCAATTTTGATCCTCGCTTTATTTTATTTTTTCATACCATCTGATATGATAAGTGGTAAAGTAATCATGCTTTTCTTTTTTGTATTCAACTGTGTAGCCTTGTTCTATTTTTTCATCTAATAGTTGTTGAGCTTCGATTTTGTAAGTTGTATCTTTTTTATCTATAAGTTTCATAATATATAAATTTGAATCCATAATTTATCTCCATCAAATCCTTATTTTAAATCTTCTATTTTATCAATAATATTGCCACAAGCATACCATACAATCTCGGAATAACTATTATTGTGTTCATCATCAACGATATTAATAATTTTATCTATTATGTTGTTATATGACACTTGCTCCTTAATAGGTTTTATATATTCTTCTAACTCTTGTTTAAAAGCTTCAGTTTTGTTATAGCCACAAGTTTTATATTCTGGACACAATCCATTCCTATAGACACATTCTTTAACACATACTTGATATAATTGTGGTTCAAATGCTTTTACTGCATCCATAATTAATTGCCAAACTTCCCTTGTTTCTTTACTTGCTTGATAACAATATCTTTTCCTTGATATATTGATAAAAGCTTGAAAATCAATGTCTAACCTCATATTTTGTAGTGTATTTCTGTTTGGTACTTCGACATATTCAATTCTATCATTTCTAAAAGTTGCTACATATTTTTCTATTCCTATATGGTGTCTGATAAAATGTGTTATTACAAAACTCGGAACATCATAAACATTAATTATTAATCTTCCACTTCTAATAGGCGAATGTTCGCTATATAGCATTTTTAATTTCCATTCATCTGTTGGTGGAGTTTTACTTTCTTTATGTATTGTAAATAACGCATTGTTTTTTATTTCTTGCCATATATTTGGGTCATACCATTTCACTTCTGCTCTCATTCTATTCTCCTTCAATTGGTTTTGCTGTTATTTTATATAATTCGCCATTATCCCAAACTGGTTTCAACTTAGCCATCATATTACTTTCATTACTATTTATACTTATTGAAAAATCACTACAAAGTTCACATTTCCCACTTATTATAAATTCATATTTCTCATTTTCATGTAGCGTACATAGCGATAATACATAATCATAATATTTTTCAATTTCTCCATTATTTAATGACAGTGTTACTCCTTCGTTATCATTTTTAACTGTTTTGCATATTGATGATAATATACCAGTATCAAAACAGTTAAGTAATTCATCACCTCTATATATTGTGACTTTGCCAATATATTCTTTTTCATTCTTAATCAGCTTTACGTTCCCATGCAATGGATAGTTTTTCTCTGGAAATAATAAACCTATCGCATAAACAGACGAAATATGTATTAAATCTTTAATCATTTATTATTCTCCTTTTAAACTAATTCTTCTATTAGTCATTTAATTCTAACCTATAGTTTTCATATTTAATTTTATACCACGAATTAGATTAAAAAGGTAGGTGATTAAATGTATATTTTTTATACTAAAGAAATAGATGAATTCTTACAAACTAATTTTGAACAAATTCCTTTATATATTAAAGTTGGAGTAGTAGGTTTATTGTGTATACAGTCAGATAATAAAGCTTATTTTACTATAGAAAGTTTAAATACATTTATTGATTTTATTATTAATAATTACAAAGAAGATGTTACTAACGATGAAGTATTTAATAAATTAATGGAATTTGGTAATTATGCAGAATTTCCAAATTATGATGAAGTAATGGATGCATTAGATAGGGTTTTATCAAAAGTGATTGAATAAACCAATTATGCCTACTAAGCCACCAATCACATAATCTATATTCTCAAATATGTTTAATTCACATCTCTTTTTAAATGTCTTATAACTTCCTATTGTTATGTAAAATTTCTTAAATTCTTTATATTTAACTCCATGAGCATTATAGAATGACTTCATATATTCTAAGTCGTATTTTTTAATTTAAATCACCTACCATCAATCTTTGTTTTTATATTCATTTATGGTGCTATATCTTCAAAATTTCTATAATTATTTTCAGATTTTAAGGCATGTTTTCTACAACACACTCTTAACTCTAATAGCATGTTTTCGCTATTTTCAAGTTCTTTTATTTTTTCACGTATTGTTTTACATTCATACATCTTGTTTGATGCAAGTATCACATAATTTACTAATAATCATAATTATCTCCTTTTAAAATTAGACATTTATCTAAAGTTTTACTCACTTATTGCTTTAATTATATCTTTTTTAGTTTTATCGTCATATTTCATTCTATTGATAACTTCTATTGCTTCTTTAAAACTGATTTCTTTAAGATATTTAATTTGAAATTCTTTATTAAACTCATAAATTGAAAATATATTAAATTGGTTAGTGCTAATATATTTAAAATACTTTTCACAAAAATCTTTGTTATTAAATAAAATATCTCTATGTCTCTTTATAAAATTTTGCTCTGTGTCGTATAATTTATTGTGACCACCATCTTTAATGTACTTTGACATTTCTAATATTTGCTTATCATTAAAATTTTGATATTTTGTAACCTCAAATATGTATTTATCCGATTTGTTTGAAAGGTCGATTATAATATCAAACAAATCTACTATATGTTTATTTTTTAATACTTCTTGTAAAGGAACTTGTTTACTTAAATTTGCTATCGACACATTCCTTGTACCCCTCAACCAAAATCCAAAATTATCATCGAAGAAGCAACAATTTGTTTGAATCATTCTATTAGACATATTTTCAAGTATGTCTTTTGTTGTTTCTTTATCGTAATCTCTTGGTAAGATAAAATCCTCGAGATTTTTTATATCACTTTCTACTCTAGCAATTTTTAATATCCTATATACCAAATCTTTATTGTCATAATATTTAATAATCAATTTTAGATAAGGTGATATTTCTTGTGAATCCATGCCACTTATATAACTATCAGGATTTGTTATTGGTAAATTAAATCCTTCTATAATGCTTACAATATTATCCTTGTTAATCATTTTTAGAAATACATTAAAATCTTCAAACCTAGCTAAGTCATCTTTTAATTTGTTTAATTCTTCTTTTTTATCAAATAACTCTTTATTTTTTTCAGATAATTGTTTAGATAAATATTCTTTTTCACCTAATATTTCTTTGTATTTTTCATTGATTGTCTCATGAACTATATCTACTATAGAATTTTCCCAATCTTCCCTAGGGTTACAATCACAGTAACCTTCAAATTCATCGTACATTATTTTTCTCCTTTTCTAAATAAAAAACATATTTTAAAGCTTTTTAGTATTAATTTTCTGTTGAAATTTCAACATCATTATATTTATAAAAATTCTCATTATCTGAAAATTCATATTTATGTTCTGATTCTCCAGCAAATTTTTCATATTGCTCTTTCTCTATAAAATATACAATGCAATCTTCTTTTGTAAAATTATAATGTTTAACGCAACCTTCGATTGCTATCAAACCTACACCTTTACAAACATCTTCAAATTTTTCTTTAGTTAAATCTTCGTGGCAATCGTCATATTCTAATTTCATCATTTCTACATTATCTTTACACTTAACTACGACATAAAATATCAACGAATAGACAAAATCCATATTATTCTCCTTTATATGTTTCTGGTAGTGGTTGCCATGCTATAACTCTTTCGTCAATGTGTCCTTTAAAATTAAAATTACTTATATATGATATATAAACGAAACGCTTTTCCTCGTAAATATCATATAGCGATTGATACACTCTCATCCCATCTGTAACCATGAATCTTCCATCATTCTTGTTATATTCTTCTTGTGTCGGAAATCTCTCTGATACAGAAATCCATACTCTTTTTTCATTATTTAATTTTTCAATTTCAGTTCTTAATTCTCCAAATATACTTCCAAGTACAACCGATTCATTATAGTGAATATTCTCACAGACCTTTTTAAAGAGAGAAGATAATTCAACTAATCTTTCTTTATTAATTTGCTTCCACTCCTATCATAAAATTTAATTTTTATCGACACTTAATCAACTATATATAAATAGCTATTTCCACCTGTGTTTCCTACTGGCTGAGATAATAAACACATAGCTATTGCATTTGAATCATAAACTCTATTACCTTGTCTAAATTGTTTTCCGAAATTTATTTCTCCAATTCCACCAACTAAAATCGGTTTGTTAGTTTGTCCACAAACAGAATCTAATCCACTTGTGGTTGTGTAAAATTTCCTGAGTTAATTCCTTCGTATAATCTATCTAATGCTATTTCAAACGCGCCAATACCAGAAAAGTAGCTTGCAAGTTTTAAATCATCGAATAAATAAGGCATAGCTCTATGTAATTCAACTAATATGTAATAAAGAACATCTGCTACAATACTATTTCCCGATTGTTTATACAATTGACTATTACTAACTCCTGCATTATGGGCAGCTTCATAAGCTAAATCTGGGAATGCCATAAGTCTAAAACATTCTTTCGGTGTAAGTTTTCTTATTCTAACACCTGTTAAAATTTTATTTCCCTCACCTTTATTTGTAGTTAAAGTAGGAGTTAGACCGTTATCAGAGAATACATTGCCGTTCATCCCGTTTTGACTTGGATTGATGTTTCCGATCTTTTCTATTACAGCTGTTCCTTCTACTCTATGGTTGCTAATCCCCCTATCCTCTCTTGCAGTTATACAGTTAGCTCTTTGTATAATCTTCGGGTTGTTATATGATTTATCAACCCCATGTACGCCTTCATCTATAATATGTGGCTGTCTTCCGCCTCCTTGCATTGTCATGATAGTTGGGGAAATCCCATCTTTGTCCCATACGTTTCCAGCATATCCAGTACCAAACTGTTCGCCATATATATTACCTAACCTAACTGGCGCATTATCAATATGATCATTATTTATTTTTATATGAGATAAAAATTTTTCTACCTTATCATTTGATATATAATATTTTTCATCGACTTCAACTTCTAAAATATCTTTTAAACGAACGCCATTGTCAAAGCTTATCGGAAAGCGAAATTTTCCATTATCCAGTTCTTTTATTATAAGAATAAGATAGACGCGCTCTCTATTTTGCGGAACACCATAGTCCTTTGTATTTAGGACTTTCCAATAAGTGTTATAGCCGTATTCATTCAACTCTTCCTCGAATAGCTTAAACGTAGTTTCTTTGAATTGCTTACCTACGATATTCTTCACGTTTTCGTAAACTCCAAAGTTTGGTTTATTTGCTCTGATTACTCTCAGCCACTCCACCAATAAAGAGGATCTTGATTTATCAAGTTCTTTACTTTCGCATTCTGGGCAACAATCTCTTTTTGTGTAATGAACCGTCAATGGATTGTATTCATGTCCGCACTCTTTACACTTCCATACTGAACCATTTTGCTTACCGGCTACCGAAAAATCCTGACAAGGGCTACCGCCAACAATCATGTTAAATGGCTCAAGTTTTGTTTCGTCTACTTTTGTAATATCTCCTAAATTCAAATCTTCGCTCACATTATGTATTGCACAATAACTTTTGGCTGCATATTTATCAAATTCACAAAAGTTTACTAATTCATAACTCTTTTTATTCATTCATTTATAAGGAGTAAACTATAGTTTATCGGTCGACCAAACCTCTACTCCTTTTTTATAATTTAATTGTTTAAATCCTTAATTTTATTCTAACAATTCTTCAAGTTCTTTTATTCTGTTTTTATAATGTTTTATTTGCAATCTATATTGTTCTTGTTCTATTAATTTTACTTCTTCATCTGTTAATTCAATATCACATGCACATGCACAACAACAAGGCAAACACCAATCGGTGCAATCATAATTTAATGTAGCTGAATATGGTTCTAATTCTCCACAACATTCACAACCCGATTCTCTTTTGAATCTTAAACCTATTTTTTTTAATTCTTTTAAATTTCTCGTATCTTTCAACCCGCTTCCAATAAAAACAACATTTGAAGGCTAATTTCAGTTTTTATAATGTTGAAATTCTAACGTTTTATTTCTAACTTTTAATATTAGGTTAACTACCAAATGATAGCAGCTAACCTATATAAGTTTTTATTAGTCACAACGAGAATATCCACATTCAACACATTGACAACATGAATTTGTGAAAATCAATCCTTCAGCACCACATTCAGGGCAAACATTCCTATTTTCTTTCTTTGGTTTTTGAATATTTTCAAAGACTTCCTCGTCATCATTTAATCCTAGTTCATCTTTTATTTCCTCATACATATCTAATAAAGCATATCCTATAGCAACTGGACAACTTGAACCTTTGCTTGTATTATGTTTGGTTGCAGTCTTTACAGCGTATGATGGGCATATTCCACAACTCAGCAACTGATCTACTATTGATTCTACCGTTGCACCAGTTCTAGCAGAATGTGAAATCATTCTTGATAAACTAATCATGAAATTATTACATCCACCACTTGATCCTTTACTTAAATATGTTTCTAATAATCTACCATTTATAGGGTCAAAGAAAGCTGTACAATGCAAGCTACCACATCCCGTTTGTAACTTTCTTTTCTTTCCAATTACATCATCGTCGGCTACAATAGTAGTCCCCCATTCTAAAGGTTTATTAGTTACTTCTTTTACTACTTCGTTTTTATCATCAGTTGTTAAAATACCTAGTCTTGCACAACCATCTCTAAACATTGTTAATCCTTTTAATCCTTTTTCATGCGCATACAAATACATGTTAAAAGTATCTTCAATAGTAAAGTCATTTGGAACATTTATTGTAGAACTTATAGATGCATCTATATGAGATTGCCATACTGATTGCATATTAATTCTATCTTTATAATCAATTTGTTGTGCTGTAATAAAAAAAGATGGTAAATCCTCTTCGTTTTCAATATTATGTAATTTCATATACTGTTCTACTATTGGAGTATAAACTTTATAGTACTCGTCTTTATTATGTAAACTTTCAGTTTTTCTCGTATAAAAGTTTGCAAAAATTGGTTCAATACCACCAGATACACCTAACATTGTTGATAAAGAGCCAGTAGGAGCAATTGTTAGTAATTGCGAATTTCTTAATCCATGTTTTGCAAAATTTAATCTTGTAGTTCTATGAGTATTTTTTCTAAAGAAATCAGTTGTAATTATTTCATTTATATTACACTTTTCAAACATTCCTTTTTCTTGTGCTATAACAGTCGATGTTAAAATTGCTTCGTCTGTTAAGTTAAATCCAATAGTGTCGCATAATTTTAATGATTCTTCACTTCCATATGTTAATCCCACTTTTAATAGCATATCAGCCAATCCAAATATACCTAAACCGATTTGTTTCCATTTGTCTACTGATTCTCGTTGTATTTCAAGTGGGTGAAGTATTAATCCCTCTTCCATAACTTCATTAAGTGCTATTGTAGCTGTATGAATTGCTTTTCTAAAATTAAAGAGATCAAATTGTGCTTCATCCGTAAATGGATCTATAACAAATTCTGATAAATTAAAACTACCAAGTAAACACGAGCCACCAGATGGTAAAGGCTCTTCGGCACAGGGATTAACTCCAGCATATTTAAAATTTTCTGTATTTGACATAAGGTTGTACTCTTCTATTCTGTCCCAAAACAAAATTCCCGGTTCTGCATAATTCCAATTCATTTCAGCGAGTCTCATAAATATTTCTCTAGCATTTACAGTTTTATATATAGTAACATTTGTTTCTGGTCTATCAAAACTTAATGTAACTTCCTTATCATTTTTCACAGCTTCCATAAACTTTTTAGTCATTCTAATAGAAATATTAGCTTTTGTTATTTTATTTAAATCTGATTTGATTGTTATAAATTCTTCTAAATCTGGATGTTCACAAGATATTGAAATCATTAATGCGCCACGTCTTCCAGATTGTCCTATTAATTCAGTAATTAGTGAATATAAATCCATAAAGCTGACTGAACCTGTAGTTTGTTTTGCTGTATTATTAATTTTTGCTCCCCTAGGTGCTAAGTTTGATATATCAATACCAACACCACCGCCATAACTAAACGTTCTTGCTAAGTGTTTGGCTGTGTCAAATATAGATTCTATATTGTCTTCTGGTGGAGGTAGCACATAGCAGTTTGATAATGTAACTTTTTTACCTAATTTATCTAAGCCTCTGTTAGCTAAGATTCTGCCACCAAACAAAAATTTCTTTTCTATAATAAGTTTCTTAATATCTTCATTTTCACCGCTAACTCTATCTAACCATTCTTCAAAAGTTTCATTTTCATGTCTATATTTTTTATTAAATATATCTATACTAAGTTTATTATCTGTTCCTAACCATTCTTCTACTGTTTTTATTACCTTCAAGTCATCCTCCGTAATTTTAGTCTATTATTTATTATTGTTTGTTTGATTACTCTTAAAATATCTACCTATAGTAGCTAATGTTGCACAAGTAAGTGGAATTAACTCAACGCTAAATCTTGTTGTTTTAAATATTAAATTCAATCCATTTACAATTAAATCACCAACAAAAACCTTTAGTATCCAACCGCCAAAATAAGCTAATCCAAATGTTATTACTGGCATACATACCAACATTCCTATAACCCCTAAAATTACAGTTATTGCTCCTGTTGTTTCTAACGCACTATTCTTTTTCATTTTCTATCTTATCTCCTTCATTTTCTATTAATAAATTCCAAACATCTATCCAGTCATTGACTCTAATCATTCCATTTCCTTCAGCATTAAAGTTTACGTTCCAAGGTTGATTAAATAACATCTTTTTTACATGTACTAGGCATCCATTTTAGATTTTCCTGATAATCGTCAATTAATATATCACAATTGAATAAATACTTATCCCTACACATTACTAATTTTCTTGATTTATAAAAGCTACCATAGTACTTATTTAACCATTTATCTCTATATTGCATTGTTATCGGATGTCCAGCGGTAAGGAAAAATATATCGTAATAATCTTTTAAAACATTTAAAACTATATAAGAATTATCTTTTGGTTTTAACTTTTCAAATAATGTTTCATTTGCAAATTCAGTAAATATATCTTCACATTCAGGCTTTAAAAACTGTTGTATGTTATACTCTGTTATATCTTCAAACTTAACATTGTCATTGTATTTTTTATTGTATTCCACTAATAATGCAGCCACTAAATTGTTCAGCGTTTCATCAATATCTACTGCAAATATTCCTTTATTAACTAACATCATCACCTCTATATTTTCAGTAATTGTTTTAGTGAGTTTCTTAATTCATTAATTGTTCCATCATTTACTACTATGTAATCAAAATTTCTATAATTGTCTAATGCTGTTTCTGAGGAATGTTCTTTTTGTTCTACAGTTAACCCATTATCGAAATTAGGTCTTACTATTTTAATTGACGTAGTATCAAAATTGTCTTTCATAATTTGAACTTCATTTGGGAATCTGCAATCTGGTATCAATACATAATCCCAATCATTAGGAAAAATCTTTAATATACCTGCTATAAAATTAACCCAGTAATCAGGATATTTTTTTCTTATTTGATCCGTTCCTACATATTGAAGCAATGTTCTTCCCTCTTCATCTTTATTTCCATCCCATTCAAAGAATGTTTTACATATGTATTTAAGCAAGTCCCCATAGTGAGCAATTAAAACTCTTTCACCTTTATTTTCTAATTCATCTTTTATTAGCTGCGCAGACAAATCCTTTCCGTTTTGAGCTTTTGCAGATATTGTAATTACTTTCATTTACCCTCCATCAAATGTGCAATTTAACGTAACATATTTTTATTCCCATATACTTAAAACTTCATAATCTTCAGTTAATTCATCAACATCAAATTCGTCAATTATATCTTCCCAATCTTGATTGAGAATTTTTACTTTAGCTTGTTCTTCTGATTCTGCCTTTACAATTCCTTTTAAAATTTGATAACCATGTGCTACTTCAAATCCATAAACTTTCATATCTTGCCTTTCTTGTTCTTTAATAATCTTCACTCTCACAACCATTAGGACATTCCCAATATATGCGTGGTACTTCTTTACCTTGATACTCTTCGTAATCAGTGTGCTTAATCATCTTTTTACCACAATTAGGACATTTTACAGTATGTATTGAGTCATCTTCATAATCTGCATAATCATTTTTGTTTTCTATGTATTTTTCGTACTCATCTCTTTCGTAAAGCTTGTCTAGTCTCAAGTTTTAATTTTTGCCTCCTTCCTTTGATGTCTGTTCTATTTTCATTTTGTTTCTTAAAACTATATCTCCATACCTTGAGGTAATAGTTCCATGTTCTTCAATGTGACTTTTCAATCCATCTATTCCCATATTGTAGGAAACAAGTATTAGTTGACTTAATTCTTCTTGTGAATCGACTCCGATTGATATGTAATAGTCTCTTATGTATCTTAAATATGATATTCCCAATCTTACATTGTCTTCAAAGTCTAATAAGTCATATTCCTCTAATCCAGCTAATTCAGCGTACTTCCATGCATATTCATTGTGTATTTGCATAACACCAAAGGATATTTCTCCGTCTGAAACAGCATTTTCATTAAACTGTGATTCATATTGTATTAATCCATATATGTAAGTTTCACTAAATCCATTTTCTTCAGCTACCTTTTGTACAAATTCTTGTTGATAAGCTGTAAGTGGTATGTCGTAATATCTTGTGTCTGTATATATATTGATAGTTGTCAATCCATCATATATTTCTTTGTATCTATATAATTCTTTGTTTTGACTCTCTAAATATGCTTTCTCAATTTTTAGATCATCAACAGATGTGTTCAAACTTTTAATTTCACTGTTTATACTTTTAATTAAATTACTATCTAGTTTATTTTTGAGTAATGATAATAAACAAATTATTAGTAAAATGAATGTTAAGAATTTAATGTGTTTTCTTCTCATGGTCACCTCTCTTATTGTTTTTTCTGTTATTATTTTGAGTTGGATTATAAGTTACAATTACATCTAACGATTCAAAAGCCTTGCCCATTGTTGGCACATTAATACCTCCTATAACTCTTGATTCACCAGTTTTTGAGTTAACAACCGAAATTAATTTACTAACATAATCAATGTTGACTGACATTTCCTCTTTGTTATCATGACATTCAGTTAATAGTCTTCTTTCCTCTTTAGTAAACTCATATTTTCTATCTTGATTTTGCTTCTTTTGTTCCATAATTACCTCCTATTGTTTTTTTACTGTTTTGTAAATTGCTTCTTGATATAAAAAATAAAAACCCTTACATATATATTATACGATTCTAATTCAAAAAAAGTGAAAGTTTTATGAAAAATATTTTTTTGATTTTTAGAAAAGTATAAATATATTAAGGGTTATTATTTGGTATATTGTTTATTTAATTAAACTTATAAATTCTTGTTCTGATATAACAGGTATATTTAATTCTCTTGCTTTTTTATTTTTACTACTATCAGAAGTTGTGTCATTAGTGATTAAATAATCGGTTTTTTTTGTAACTCCTGACACAACTTTACCACCATTCTTTTCAATATCAGCTACTAAACTATCACGATTTGGATATTGTTCTAATTTACCTGTAATACAAAATGATTTACCATTAATACTCGAAGATGCTAGTATGGACTTTTCTTCCTGCTTGATAAATCTTATAATTTGTGCTAATTCATACATGTCTGTATTATAATCTATCATCCATTCCCAAATAGACTTATTCATAGTTGATCCGAAATCATCTAGCTGAGTAAAATTAAAACCATTTGTATAAGCTGTATAAAACTTATAAAAGTCTCCGTTAAAATATTTGCTAATTGTTTTACTTGCGGTTTTTCCAATTAATGGTATAGACCACGCATATAAAAAGTTTTCTAGTTTAACATCCTTGCTTTTTTCTATTTCTTTAAGAAGATTTGTAACTTTTTTAATGCCAAATCTATCAAGATTGAGCAATAGTTCTTTTTTATCTTTCAATTCATATATTGAGTATTCATCTTCAATTAGATTATTGTCAAGTAGAGTTTTTAAAGTTTCCTCCGATAAACCTTCTATATTCATAGCATTTTTACTACAAAAATGAGTCAACTTACCTAGCAACTTTCCCTTACAAAGAGTATTAGTACATAATAATACTTCTGTTTCATTGTCTTGTTTTATTATTGTTTTACTGTTACATATAGGGCATTTAACAGGAATAGAAATAAAATTGTCACTATCAGGTGTTAAGCATTCTTTAATTTGCGGGATTATTTGATTAGCTTTATATACAGTTATCACGTCGCCTATGCCAATTCTTAAATCTTTCATTATTGATAAATTATGTAATGAAGCTCTACTAACTTCTGTCCCATCTATCTCAACCGTATCAAATATAGCCACAGGTGTTAACTGTCCAGTTTTACCCATAGACCATTCTATATTTCTTAATGTAGTCACTACCTCTTCATCATAAAATTTAAAAGCTATTGAATGTTTTGGATGGTGTCCTGTTGATCCAAGAGATTCACCATATGTAATATCATTATAAGCCATTACTAATCCATCAATTGGATAGCCTAATTCATTTGCTTTTGATCTCAAATCATCAATCATTTTATTAATATTTTCTTTATCAGAAGATTTATTTGTATAAGTCCAAAATGGAACAATATCAAATCCAAAATCTTTAATGTATTTTAATCTGTCAAACATTGTGTTAGAAATATTTGTAGGTACTTTCCAAGCTATATATTTAATATTTCTACTTGCTGCAATCTTATTGTCTAATTGTCTGACAGAACCACTCACTAAATTACGAGGATTTTTATATTTCTCATCTTCTGCTAAATTTTTATTTATCTCATTAAAATCGTCATATGCAATAATTGCTTCTCCTTCTATTTCAAGATATTCTTTACATGAAATTGTTAAAGGAATATTTTTAAATACCTTTGCATTATGAGTAATAATTTCTCCTACTTCACCGTTTCCTCTTGTTTCTGCTTGAATTAATTCACCATTATTATATGTTAAAAGAACTGTTAATCCATCTAGTTTATGCATTAATAAACAATTTTCATCACTTGCAAATTCAATTAAATCATCAACCGATTTAGTTTTATCCAATGATAACATAGGATGACTATGGGTAACTTTTTCTAACTTACTTTTAACTTCGTACCCTACTGATATTGTTGGACTATTTGTCATTGTAAAAAGTGTTTCAGATTCTAGTGCTTGTAACTCATTAAATAAGTCATCATATTCATAATCACTCATTATACTTTTTGATTCGTTATAATATGTATTTCTTGCTTCATTTAGTATTTTAACTAATTGCTTTATTCTTGATATTTTATCCAATGTTATTCTCCTTTAATACTTTATACCACTTACCATCTTTAAAAGCTTTCTCTAATATTTCATAACTACATAAATTTGGACTTGGAGAAGCACTCCAACAATATGTAATATATTTATTTTTTACATCATATCCGAACTCTATATCATACTTATAACCATCAATTTCTACTACAAAATCATAATCTAACAGATGTGTTATAACATCAGCTAACTCTATTTCTTTTAACTTATACTTTTGATAATTGTGGTTATCTCTAATCAAATTACCTCTTAAAGTTTCTATTGTATTCATTATTCTACTTATTCTCCTTTTATACATCAAAGAATCATTTTAACTTCTTATGTAGTGTAACTGTTCAAATACTCTATCCATAGCTGCTTTATAACCTTGCCACCATTCACTTTTAGCCATATCTTTTGTTAGTTCAACGCTACAGAGTGAATCTCTCATATTTTTTATTTTATCTTGAATTATATCTTCAGCACTTTTGTTTTCTTCTCTCATTTTTTCTCCTTAAATTTAAAATTCTTCATTTTCAAAACATTGAAATTCCAACATTTATTTTCTCATAACAACCAATAAAATTAATTTTTTATTGGTTGTTATGCTAAGTTTTTATTTAATTGCATCCATGTATTACGATTATTATGACTTGTTCTAATACATTGATTAAATGCTTGTGGCTCTGCTAACAATAAACATCTTTTCTTTGCTCTGGTCATTAAAGTATATAGAAGACAATTATCTAAAAGCTTATAATGGGTATTGTCAATTATACCTATTACAGTTTTTCTACCTGCCCCTTGAAGTTTATGAACTGTCATTGCATAAGCTAAATCTAATTGTCCAAGTTCATTTTTCGTATATTCTATAGGTTTATCATTTCCAGAAACATCTTTATATGTAACTATGCAATACTCTTCTTTCTTCTTACCTACATATCTCTCAGCAATTTCAGATATATAACCTATCTCACCGTTAAAAACATTTTTATCATAATCATTTACTGTTTGCATTACTTTTGCATGATATTTAAACGTAATATCATACCCTTGTATTTCTCTTTTTTCCACGCCTAATAATCTACTTTGTATTTCTTTATTTAATTCAAATGTACTGTTTAAGCAATCTTTACGTCTTGGAACAGCAATTACTACATTATCTATGCCATCTGTTTCAATTGATTTTAAATACATTTTTACAGCTATATCAAATAATGCTTGTCTATTTGTTCTAAACATATAGTACATATCTTGTAATTCCCCATGTATTATTTTAGGTTGTATATTTTCCTTGATAGGGTTAATATTTTCTCTTATTAAGTTTGCATCTACTAAAATTCCTGATTTTTCAGCTTGTCTCATAGGTTTGGTTAATTGGTTTGTATTATTTTTTTTTTCAAACATTTCTATTAAATCTGAGAATACATTTCCAAATCCAATTGGTGGCAATTGTTTAAAATCTCCTGAAATAATAATTCTGGTATCATCATCGATTGCTTGTAGCCAATTTAAGAATAAACTTGCATTAACCATACTGCCTTCATCTAAAAAAGCAACATTTGTAATTAAGTGATTGTCTTGATTATATGTGAATTGATTGAATCCTGTACAACCTAATGTCCTATGTATTGTCATTGCTGGGAAGTTAGTAGCTTCTGTTATTCTTTGAGCTGCCATTGCACTTAAAGCTGATGCAGTAATACTATAATTATTTTGACTATATGCTTTTAAAATTGCACGCATTATTGAGGTCTTACCTACCCCCGCTTTCCCACTTATTAAACTTACTGTCTTGTTTAGAACATTATTTATTGTATTCAATTGCTCTTCTACATAATCAAAGCCTTGTTCTTCTTCTGCTATTTTAATTGCCTCATTTATTTGATCATTATTTAAATTAACGCTAGTGATAATCTTAGATTTTTCAAGTAAAATATGATATATTTGCATTTCAATATCTCTATAATACATTAATCCTATTTTTTTATTTTCTTTAAATAGAAAATCGTTATTGTTTATTAACCATTCACTTATTCCCATGCATTGAGGGACATTATTGCTTATTGCTGCTTTTAAAATATCCTCAGATACCCAAGTGTGACCTTCACTCTCACCAATCTCTGCAAAGTAGTATTTAATAAATGCAACTAACCTTTCTGTAGATTCTAGTAATTCTGGTTTTATTTTTAAAGCTAATTCATCAACTTTTTTAAAACCTAATCCATTTATTCTTGTCATAATATATGGATTTTTTAGAAGTTGTTGCTTTAATAGTGATGGATTTGGTTCTTCTTGCAATAATTTTTTTATCATAACATATGTTACACCAAGTGGTTTTAACATTGTAATAATATCTGATATTACATAATTGTTAATTATTTTGTCTTTAATTCTATTCCATGTAAATTCTCTAACACCTTTTACTTTATTAAAATCAATTTCTTTTATTGTTCCGTTAGCTACATCATTAACTATATTTGGATATGAATTAATTAACTCTTCTGCGATTTCTATTGGTATAATAGATTTTAAAAATAATAGTTGTGTTTCTTTTGACTGTGGGACTAGCGCATATACAGATATGGGAACGTATTGATGCTTATACTGTTTATCATTTCTATATGTAGATTTTACTAAATATTCTGCTCCAACATGCAGTTGTTGCATTTTGCCCACTAATGTACTTAACTTTAAATTTTCATTAAATGATTTGCTATCAAATATATCTATAGTTTCTTTCACAAAGAAAGGAATGTCATCTTCTGTTGAAAACCCATAAACACCCCAGCATGAATCTTCGTTATAATATCTTTCATAAGTTATAGTAGCTTTAAATTCAATAATCTCATCCTTGTCATATTCACTCATTATACTAATACTCCTTTCTTCCGTTGTTGTAATAACCATTCACTATATAATTTTATTTTTTCAACAATAACTTTTTCTTCATTATCTTTTTTTACCAACAAAGCTAATTGTTGACCTTTTTTTATAAACTCTTCATATTCTTTTAGTTGCGAGTGCCAGACTATCCCTTCAGTTAATCCAAATGATGAGTATATATTAATGTAAGCAAATTGTTTTTTATTTTTATCTTTTTTCTTTTGAACTTTAGATATAATACCTACAATAGTGCATTTATCTCCATTTTCCACTTCGTCAAATGGAGTTAAAAAGTTATAAGCACTGTCAAAGGGATTTTCATTTATAAATATTTGCAATGCTTCAAACTCCCAAAATTCTTCATTTTGTAAATATTTCTCATTGCATTGAGCCTGATATTCTTTTAACTTCTGACTATTTTCTAATTCAAATATTTCTTCTCTTTTTGCATTATAGTCATTTAACAATCTGTCTTTATTAACTTTTCTTTTTTCATCTCTATAATCATCTACTAATAATCCAAATGGTTCTAATTTTGAATAAGGAGAAGGAATTGTATTTACTGGCTTGAACTCGCTGGCTGTATATATTGACATAAGATACTTTATTAATGTTTTCTTTTTATTTTTTGAAGGAATTGCACCAGATTTGATTAATGATATAACTTGAGTTTTTTTAGGATTCACTTTAGAAATAAAGTCATTTAAGCTTTCATATCCACTATTTCTTTTTGACAATATATCATTTGCAAAACTTTCACCAATGCCTGTTATAGCTGATAATCCAAATAGTATCGAAAGATCATAAACTGTAAAATTAATATCTGATTTATTTATATTTGGTGGTAAAATGTTTATATTAAACTTTTTTGCATCTAATACATACTTATTAATCATTCCAGCTTTATCTTTATTTAGGTTAAATAATGCCTTAAAGAAATATATGGTATAATATGTTTTTAAAAAAGCTGTTTGAAAACATATTACAGCGTAACTAAAGGAATGCGATCGATTAAAAAGATAACCACCTTTTTCCCTCATATCATCACTAATCTGTTTCGCTATATTTTTATCATACCCATTGTCAATTATTTCTTGGTAAAGTTTATCTGATTCTTCTTTTACTAGATTTTTGTCTTTTTTCCCGATTCCCTTCCGAAATTTATCTGCGCCTCCATATGTTCTTCCACCAAATACTCTTACTATGTCCATTAACTGTTCTTGATATATCAAGCAGCCATATGTAGATTCTAAAATTGGTTTCATATCAGGATGAATATAGGTTATTTCTTTTATTCCATTTTTTCTATCTATATAATCTTCTAAAGCACTCATACTGTCGGGTCTGTATAACGCTAATACTGCTGACAAATCTTCCAATGAATTAGCTTGTAGCCTTATTAACAAATCCTTCATGCCTGCACTTTCTACTTGGAATATACCATTAGTTAAAGCCTTGTTTAATAACTCGTATGATTTTTTATCATTTTCAAAAACAGGATTATTTATATTAATTTCATATTCAGTTAAATTTACATCTGTGAGAGTTTCTTTAATCATATTAAGTGTTTGAACGCCTAGAATATCAAATTTGATAATTCCTATTTCTTCAATTATTCTTTTGTCAACTTGTATAACATGCTCGCCATCACCACCTAATTTCATACCCATATAATCATTAATGTCTGTGTCAACAATACCAACACCACCAGCATGGCATGAAACGGTTTTAATTCTTCCACTGAGTTTACCAGCAATTTCAAATAATTCTGCGTACTTTGGATTCTCATCAATGAATTTTCTATTATTTTCAATGCATTCTTCAAATGTATCATATGAGAATTTTTTGCTTAATTTGTCCATTTCAGAATAGTTAAATCCTAATACCTTACCAACATCTTTTATTGCGACAATTGGTGTTATATATGAAAAATTTATTATTTGGCAAACTCTATTTTCACCATATTTCTTAATTAAATAGTCAATTATTATTTCCCTATTAGATACGTCGGTGTCAGTATCAGGCATGCTTATACGTTCAGGATTTAAAAATCTTTCAAAAATTAATCCGTATTTTATAGGATCTAAGTCTGTTATATGTAAAGTGTAACAAACTAAACTTCCCGCTCCACTACCCCTACCAGGTGCAACCATTACATTTTTACTTCTTGCATAATTTATAAAATCCCATACTATTAAGAAATATCCATCAAAACCCATATTATGGATAGTATCTAATTCATATTCTAAACGCTTTCTATATTTTTTTTGATTCTCTATGTCAAATTTATCAAAATTACGCTTTTTCCAACCCTCATTAACTAAATCTTTTAAATAATCATAATTATTATTGTATCCTTCAGGTAATGGAAAAGTTGGAAGTTTTGGTTCTTGAAAAGGCATTTTAACTTCTTCTATTAAATCAGCAATTTCATTTGTTCTTAACAGCCCAATATCCACAACAGATTTTCCAACTTGGCTATCCATAATACTATGAATTTCATCTTCTGTTTGTAAATAACATCCTTCATAACTTTCACTTAAAGTTTCTGTGTCATGTGCTATTTGAACATGTCTTGCTTGATAATATAAATCTTCTTTTGTAGCTGCGTGGCTATCGGTTGTAATAATGTATGGAGTGTTTGTATCTTTAGATAATTGAAGAATTTTTCTATTATAACTTGCTTGTTCTTGGCTTGAATGTGATTGCATTTCTAAATAAAAATAGGGAAATATTTCTTTGTATTCTCTTATGTATTCTACGCACTTATTGTAGTTATTTTCCCTTGCAATTTTTGAAGCTAGACATGCTGTAGACACTATTAAATCCTTGCCATATTTCTTAAACTCTTTTAAATCAATTCTTGGCTTATAATAAAGACCTTCTAAATTAGATTTTGTAACAAGTTTATTAATAGCTTTTCTTCCACTCTCATTCCTTGCTAAAACAATTAGGTGAAAATATTTGCTTTCTTTGTCTTGTATTGACATATCCATGCATTCATAAAATTCTACACCATATAAAATTTTAATATCTGGATAATCTTTTTTTAACTTATCAAAATAACACCAAGAATATTGATTACCATGTTCTGTTACCGCAAAAGCTTTTAATCCGATGTTTTGTGCTTGTTCTAAATATTCTTTGGGGGTTGCATATCCATCTAAAAGTGAAAAATGTGAATGATTATGTATCGCACTATACAATTAATTTCACCTACCAATCTAAATCTTCATCATCTTCTTCGGTTTCATTACTTTCTATTTTTATTACATTTATATCTTGAATTATTACTTGCATCGTTTTTATACCTTGATATTCATTTACAGATGGTTTTCCAACAATATTAAAAGTTATTTCCTCCTTATTGTCCCAACTATCATTTAGCCAATCAAAGAGCCTATTTCCTTCTTTACACTTGAATTGAATATATTTAACATCGTTTATTGTAAAACTTATAGTATCTGATTCTTTACCAAATATCTCAAACATCTCTTTTGTAAGAATTATATTTTCAACTGCTATTTTAGGTTCGTCAATACCTTGTCCAATAATATCTTCAAATTTATTTAATTCTCTTATTAACCCTATATTTATTTCGTCTATGTCTAAAATGAAGTCAACCTTGTATGTAGCATCAAATTCCACATCACTCAATATGTAATTTAATGAATTTATTGCTTCTTCTTTTTTATCTATGTCTAAATTAATTCCAAAAGCGTTTGGGTGTCCTTTACCAAAGTTAAATACTTTGCTTTGATTTACAATATCTTTAAGGCTGTCAATAGGGCTATTATCAAGATTTCTTGCACTTCCACCATAAACAATAGTTGTTTTTCTATCAGATGTAATAAACTTGCCTGACGTACAGTCGTATACTATTTTATTATCTTTACTCATTAAAAATTTGTTTAATAATATGCAAGGTTTATTGAACATTTCAGCTATTTTTATTGCAACAACACCAGTTAGCCCATTATCCAAAACATCAGATACATCAACCATTATTACTTTATCATCTTTTGGTTGCCCATTAGCAATCTCAACTATTTTTTCTACACTTTTTTCTTTTAATTTATCTTGTCTTGACTTTGCATTTTTACTTAATCGAGCAACTCTATCATATATACTTTCTTTTATAGTTTCTGCTGGCTTATCTTTAGTAGCTCTTTTATTATATTCAAAATATTCATCTTGTTCTATAAACGCTTTAAATAACAACTCTTTCTCCCCTAATGAACCTATACGAATCATTCCATTCAAAACAGGAGTTATATACCATTGAATGTTATGGATATTAATTTTTCCATTAATACTATAATCTTGTGCTTTTATAAAAGCTTCAAAACATTTATTTTTAATATTTGACAATCCTTTATTTATCAAATGTCTTGTTTCATATGACCTTATATCCATTACATCACTTATATTTGCTAATGCACAAAGGTCTAAATAGTTATCAGCATATTCATTCCACATTTCTTCATCTAATGCTTGCAAGAAACGATAAACAATACCTGCTCCACTAAAATTTTTATTTGAATAGTTTTCGCTCATCTGATTATTTACAATCGTTGCATATATATTATCTTCTTCTCTTTCATGATGATCTAAAATTAAAACATCTATTCCATATTCCAACAATGCTTTACATTGCTTTGTGTCATTTGTTCCAGCGTCAGGAATTATTAAAAGTTTAATATCATTAGGAATGCTTATATCATTGCTTAATCCATGTGCTTTTGCTCTTGTATGTAATATGTAAGTAACAGGGTAATCTTCATCTATTTTTTTTATATATAAATACATCATAGCTGCTGAACAAAATCCATCAGGATCTTCATCCACAAGTATTCCTATTTTGCTTTTTTCTTCATAATGTTCTAAAAATAAATCCACTGCCTTGTCAATATTATCTAAATTTGAATATGGAATAACTACGCTATCACTTAAATTTAAGTATTGTTGATAATCTTCAATACCTCTATTTCTCAGAACTTCTTTTAATACATTATTTTTACTATTTTTGCTATTATCATATAATTTGTATTGCAACTAAACACCTCTCATCTTAGTTTGTATATATTGTTTTTAATCATATGAGTCCATTTTTTAATATCATCTGAAGGTGATTCTTTTTCTCCTAATATTTTATCCTCATCATACATATAAAATAATGGTACACCTTCTGGAAATCTATCTGCGAGTTGCTCTAATTCTTCTTTTGTTACATCGCTGTCAAAACAAAATATTATGTCCACTCCTAATCTAACCAACATATCAATTTGGTATCGAGATAATTCCTTTCCACCTGCTCCACCAGTATTTTTATATCCATAACTCCATACCTGTAATGTAAACTTTTCTGCTTCGCCTACATAAACTTTTCTTGTTTGTTTTATATAGTCTATTGTTTTATGCAAGCCATAAATAATTTTTGACTTTGCACATGGTTCTAAATACACATATTTATTTTCATTATCAGGTACATCTCTATAAAAATACCTTCCTTTAACACCTACTAAATCACCTAATTCTGAACGTATTGGGATAGTGTAGCGATTAGTTTCTTCGTCATATCCAATTTCAAACTCTCTTTGCGTTAAATAGTTAATTCCGTCATTACAAAATAAGTCATTCACATAAGGCTTGTAATATGATAGAATTTCTTCACTTATCGGTTTTAACGGTCTATCTTTTTCTTCACTGCAATTACTGTCTAACTCTTCAAGCATTTTTAATATCTTAAAACTTTCAGGTATATCTTCCTCAAAATCATGATAATAAGACATCCCTATTTCGTCACAGATATGTTTTAAACCATTTGGGAATGTTAAATCTAACGTATAGCAAACCAAATCAATAATATCAGTAGTTCTTTCTGTCTCAATCATTCTTCGAGTATAATTAGTGCAAAACAAAAACTCATTATCCTTTATGATAACCGCTTTATTGTTATCCCCCGTTTTGTTAGCGCAACTCCAATACTTACTCGAAGAATGATATTTGATATGATGACACCCAATGCTTTGAAGTATCTGCTCAATATAACGATTTTCATATATGTAATTCTTTAACTCTTTAACATCCAATGTCTCACATCTCCTAATCTGTATTTTTTGATTTTTTTATTAAATATCCTATATTCTTCCATATGTTATAATTCAAATCTATTTCAAATAACATTATTTTGTCTTTTGAACCTGCTCTATTCTTGTCGGGTTTTATACCAAAATATTGTTTCTTTAAATCCAAATCTTCTATTATTGGCTCTCCCCAAGAATCATCCTCATAAACAACTTGATATTTATGATATTCTTCTTTACTAAGACGTTTACCAATGTTTAAAATATCTGCAATATGTTTGATTTGTTTTGCATTTGCAATATTATTACTACTTAAACTAAATATGTCCGTATACACAGTATCATCACTTAATTGAAATACTGTGTATCCACTCATGCGTAACTCTTTGGTTAATTCTTTTAACTTTGTTGCAAATTGTTTAATCTGTGACCAATCGTCAGTGTTATATCCCTTTAAAGTATCGTATCCATAGTATTTTATGTTTTGTACCATTTTAGCTTTTCTTAATTCAAACTCTATTCTTTGAGGGCTATAATCATCTCCAACATCTTTAAATAACAACTTACCTTTATTATCATTGTTATCTATCCATTCAGTTACTTTTCTTACATTCCAATATTCTTTTGAGCTTGTTTTTACTCTTTTTATAAATTCTTCATTAGTTTCTAAATAAACACCGCTATCATCTATTTTTCTTCTAATAATCTCTCCATTGTCATTTTTATAAACCCCAAGTACAATTTCTTTTTCAGGTTTATTCATATGTACACCATGTAAGTCTTGAAACTCTTTATTATTTATTACGGTAGTTATCAAGCAGTTTCTTAAATCTTCTTCATCCATTTCATTACTCATAAGAAAAAACTTTTCGTTTTGAACTAAAGCAATATAAGCTGCTAACATCATTAATTTACGTGTTTTTCCTTCGTTTGATAAAAAGCCTTCAAATAATACTTTGGTTTCTCTCATTCCTAAATAAAATTCATTATATAAATACCAAGGAAATGGTAAACCGAATATTGGTTTTTCCAAATATTTATCTATTTGATCCGTATTACTTTCAGTTAATTCAACTGCTTCTTCGCCTGCATTTATTACAGTATGTATCTTATCTGCCTTACTTCTTATTATTCTATAAATGTCATTAGCATCTAAAGTGTCAAATTTTTTATGATTAATTATTTTTTCAATTGGAAATCCATTTCTGCCATATTCTCTTATTAAAGAATATTTTTTTACTATATTAAAATAATTTTTACAATCAGATTCATCTGCAAGATTCATATACTGTTGAATTGTTTTCCAACCCTTATATTGCTTGTAAAATTTGAGTCTCTCTTCATCTTGGCTCATAAAAACATTCATCTTTGTTTCGTCTACTGTTTGTGAAAATGTAAGATAATATGTTTCAAAACTATCATAGAAAAACTTAGTTGCCTTATCCGCAAAATCATATTTAGAACGAGTAAAATTTCCGTAATTTACAAATAAATCTGTATTTTTATATAATGCTCCGATATAGCACATTTCTGCTTGAATATTTGAGTCTTTTAATTCTATTTGTTCTATCATGTCACCACCTAATTAAACATATCATCTATTAAATCTGACAAATCATCTTCTGTTTTTATATTTGCTTTGTCCAAATTACTATTCTGCTTTTTATTAACAATTTGGCTTACAATCGTATCATTTTTTATAATATCGCTTTTTACTTCTAGTATTTTTTGCTCTTCTTTCCAAGCAATATAGTTATTATATTTGCTGACTAAAACAGCAAGGTCATAAGGCACTCTTTGTTCTTTGGACATTGTTTTTCCTTTAACAACATTATTAGAATATAATTTGTTTAAGTAAGATATTTTTTTCTTCCACATATCAAGTAATTCTTCTGGTTTAATTGCAGTGCCATTTAATTTTTTATATGTACCTTTATAAATTTGATATAAATGTCTATTATATAAACCTTCAGGCAAAGTTTGTAAATCATATTGTTGTTTAATAAAACTGTCTACATCTGATTCTAAAAAATAGTTATTTATTATTTTCTGGGTATTAGATAGTTGACTATGTAAATTAAAAATATTTATTTTCCTATTGTTTAGCTGATTATTTATAATTTCATTTGCTTCTTCTATATACCTATCAATATATTGTCGAGCTGCCTTCCACTTTACAGACTTTTTTATATTGCATAACTCATTAAAACAATCAAGATGATAATAGCTTTTATCATAATAAATAGTTGAATTATCAATTTCTTTAATCACTATTTCTTGTTGACAATATTTACATTTTTTCTTTAAACAAGCCATATCTTCAAAACATTGTTTGTGATAATAATGCTCGTCGAAATAAATTACATTTTCATTTCTATCATTTCTATTTATTGTAATTGTAGATTTGCAATGAAAGCATTTTTTTCTGTATAAAATCCTAAATCCATTATTATCGAACTCTTTTTCTCTACTCATATTGCACCATTTTAGGCACAGGGTATGAAGTATACAATATACCCCGTGCTATACTTTTTATTTGTTCATTATTCGTTTATTACTTCAAGAACTTTTTTAAGAATTTCAATATCAATTATGCTCTTATATGCAATAGGCAAATTTTTACTTTCTAATTTCTCTTTAAGTTCTTTTTTCTTATCTGGTGGTAAAGTATTTTTCTTTGCTATTATTTCTTTTTTTATTATTTCTAGCTCATCATTTACTGAGTTTTTATTGTTTTTTTCATTGATATTTTCTTCGATAGGATTCCCAACTTCTCCTAATATTTCTTTTTTATAAATCTTTTGTTCAACATCCACAGCCTTTGTAAGATCGTTTTTTAATACGAAATTATCTCTATTAGCTGTTCTATCAATTACTGCTTGCCAATCAAATAAGGTAGGGTCTTCTATTATTTCATTATCTTTATGTACATGAGTTCTGTCCTTTATAACATGAGCGCAAACAACTCCTGTTTCACTATCTCTAAACGTTCTAATAACAGTTTTTGCGTTATAATCCATGCCTTTAAATCCATCAGGTATTTTTCTTCCTGTCGATACACTGTTTGTTGTTCCATCTGGTAGTTTTACTTGTATTTTTTCATCAGTTTCCCTACATGTAACAACACAATGTGCACCAGAAGCCATTAAATCAAGTATTAAATCTTGTCCTTTAAAGTTTACAGTTTGATAATCTTTAAGCTCCATTCCTGCACCTTCAATTTTAACAAGCCTTGCATCTCCAACCAAACCATCTTTATCTGCTTTTACTTTGTTTCTTTTCTTAGAAAACTCTACAAGACCTTGTTTGGTTGTTAAATTAAGTATAGTCGCACCATCTACTACAATAGCATCTGCTCTAAATGGTTCACCATCAGCATCTAATACAACTTCATCAGTTTCATTTCCATCTTCATCAAGTTCATAAAAATCTTCATTATTTTTTACCTTACCTATGTACTGTCTTGTTTCCCCAAGTGATTGAGTATAAACAATATATATATTATCAAGATTTATTCCATTTGCTTCTAATTCTCCAATATAATCATCTACAGACCCACTCTCAGGGTCTAAATATAATAATCTAAATGGTTTTCCATCAGGTCTTTTAAAATAAGCTAATTGCAATGCTAGTGTAGATTTACCTGTAAATGGTTCACCGAATAAAATTTTCATTAATTTACTTTGTGTTATTGATGCCTTTCTTGCTTTTGCCATATTTTTTGTTTCTCCTTTTTATTATTTATTAATTTTGGAACGCCATATTTAATGACATTCCTTTCTTGTTATTAGTCCCAAGGTTCGTCATCATCGCTATCAAGTGAAGAATTTTCCCAACCATCATTGTTAGAACCAAAATCATTTTCAGCTTTATTGGCTTTGTTAATTTTTTCTATTGCTTCATCTACTTTTTCTTTTGTATACAATTCTTTTTCAATTGTAGATGGTTTTGCACCAGTTATTACAAATTCTCTTTTTGTTGGAGAATTTACTTTTTCCATACTGTCTTCTTCGCCCCAAGAGTCTTCGTCTTCTACTTCTTGAACCAAAGTCGAAGTAATCATATGTCCGCTAACCTTTAATGCATTATAAGGTTTAAGATTTTTTCTAAACAAACTTGCTAGTTTAGAATCTTCAACAATAAACTCAACTTCTTCTATGGTACTATATGTAACGATCTTAGCTGCAACAATAAATCTACCAGTTTCTTTATCACTGTCATCTTTCTCTTTATCTATTCCCATAAATATAATTACTTGATTAAAATCATTTTGTTGTACAAATTTTTCATCAGTAAATATCACATCTCCACACAAAGATACTTGATCTGGGACTAATTTAGTAAAATGTTTTTTATTACCTCTATCATCTACCATGCTACTAAAATCAATTTTTCCTCTTATGAAAACACTTTGTCCATCTTTTAAGTTTTCAGCTATTTCTTTACATGCATCAAATTCTGTTAATACTTTTTTGTCATTTACTTCTTTACCATCACTGTCAACTTTCTTCTTTACTCCAATGTTTTTACCTATTAATTTAAAACCTTCTCTGTTATAAGTAAATCTATCTGCCCAAGGAACATTAACAGTTTCGCCTTTTTTTCCTTTTTCTTCAGATTTTTTTGAAAAATAAACTTTTTCTTGTTCCATGCCTTGCATATTTAAATACAATGTTTTTTCTTCTGCATATGAAACACCAAAGTTAAGCATTTTCATATCTTTATTGCTTTTTTTAGTTTTTATTTCTTTAAAAAACTTATCACCTTTAGTACCTGAAACGATACCTTTTAACTGAAATTGTCCCTTTGTTTCTGGTAAATCAAAAATTCTTTCTTTTGCCATTAATCTCTTTTCTCCTTTAATATGTAATAATTTATTATCTATATAATTGAAATTACATAGACGATTACTTTATGTTCCTTTACTAACCCTTATAGTTGAAAATATTATTTATCATTGTGTTTAAATCAAATCTCTTAATAATCACTCCCTTCTTCTCTAGTCTTGTATCTTGATAAATACCTAATGTTTTTCCAGTCTGCTCTTCGTAATTTTTAATCGCACTATTTAGTTCAGCAACTTTAAGTTGTACATCATTAAATAGCTTATTTTCTAGCATTTCTTTTTGCCTTTTGTTTTCTTCTTCTGTTTTTAATTTTTGCTCATACTCTCTAGCTTCATTGATGTCTTTTAACTCTTTTTTTTCCATCTTTAAACCTATAAATTATTTCCATATGTGTTATCCTCCTATAGTTATTTTTTCGTTTTGTAAATTGTATCTTGATAGTAAAAAAATAAAAATTACCCTACATATATATTATACGATTTAACTTTTTAAAAAGTGAAAGTTTTGCATAAAATATTTTTAAAAATTTTTATCTGTTGATGTATCTGTTGAAATATCAGCTATTTCGTCATTATCATTTTCCTCGGTTATACTTGTATTTTTAATAGCTAAACCCACTTCGCAAAACTTCTTAATATCTTTTATAACTCTGATAAGATTATTCCTAGAACAATTTCTATCAACATTTTTTATCTTATCATATATGACCTGAGAAACCGATTTGCAACCTACAGATAATCCCTCAAATCTAGCTTTTTCTAATTCTTTTTTTAATGCATCTTCAAATATTTTTGTTTGTTCTTCGTTCATTATTATCCTTTCTTATTAACCAATCAAAATCAAATTTTATAGGTTTTTATAGTCGATTTTTCGTTGAAATTTCAATGGTGCAATTTTAAAATTGTTATGAAAATACTATATTAATGGTCTATTATACTCTTTTAATTCTTCTACAATTAAATCTTTTGATAAAATATCTTTACAAAAATAAGCACTAGCAAATGGAGTTCCTTTTACAACTCTATCCATACTTTTTATATTGTGAAATGCGATCCTAGAATCAAAACTCAATAGTTGTATACCGTTTTTAAAGTATCTAAATCTTGTTTTACCCTGCAAACTATTCATTGGAAGTAAAATTGCAAATGGTTTATTAAAATCATATAACCTTTTTAAAATTTGATCTTTAATACTAAATGGTGGGTTGCTAACGATTATATCCCACTTATCCGGCTCATATGTAAAAAAGTCTTTCCCTTCACATAAACTACTTCTTATTACTTGAAAATTGTTTTCTTTCAGCAAGTTATAAAACGCTGACCACTCTTCATCAAATGGACACCAAATAATTTTATCTTTAGGTAAATACTTTAATATAGGATCAATAGCGTAATATGGTGTATAACATTCATTACCTTCATCTGTATTATTACTTGTTAAATATCCTGTGTTTAATGCCAATAATTAACCCATTAGTGCTGCGCAGCTTACCTCATGAGACTAATTATCCTCTCAATATATTTTATTTAATTTTTTTACAACCAATCAAAGTTGTATTTTATGACCATTTTCTAAAAATTCAATGTTAGGATTTCAACGTTTATTCAGTTCACTTTTAACTATTTTCATAGCTATAAAGTTAGAAATTCTACCAAAATCCTCTCCTACTATGCCTACTATTTCTTCTTCTTCTTTTACACAATCATAGTAAACATTCTTACCCATATTTTTTGCAATAATCCCCATATGCTTTTCATCCCAATCTTCAGGAATTATGTTTTCATCAACCATTTTATGTAATAACTTAATTACTCTAGCTTCAGTTACTATACTTTCCACTAACTTCTGTAATTTTGCTTTCTCTGCCAACTTATCTGTATCAATAACTTTTACGCCGTCATGACCTTTTGTTTCAATAAATTTCTCACAAACAAGCTTTGTATAGAATGGCAACCTATTGTTTGGATCATTTAATCTAGTCATATTTTTAACTACAATTCCCTCTCCATATTCACCATCTAACTTAGTTTGTCCTATAAATTGTTTTAACTCTTCCCAAGAAGTAAATTCACCTTCGTAAAATATAGGTATATAAATTAAATCTAATTCTTGTACTATTCTTTTTACTTCGCTCTGTGGTAAATATATTTTATTTAAGTCATCATAAACATCGTAACAATAAACATTTTTATATCTGTTTTGGGGATATGGTACTGAATGAGGAATTAACCACTCTGAAAATATTATAAGATTATTACCTAACACTTTTTTTACCTTTGTCTTATCTAATTGTTGTGACCATTCATAAGCACCACGTAGGTTATTACCTAAACCCAATTCTCTATTTCTGCTGCAAGATTTTATACCATCGGTAGTTTCATCATACCCAAATGAGAAATTAGCACCATCAATTTTTTCTTGTACAACTATGTAATCTCCTTTTTGAAAACCGTCTATATATTTATCTTTTAGACGTTCTATATCCATATATTTTTTAAATTCCATTCACTTATCGTCATAAGTGAGTCGACTCTTTTACCTAGGTTACTTATTTTTATCCTTTCTATTTTTATATTTTATTTTTTAATATTTTATCATACTCATAATCCCTACAATGTCCATCTGGATCAGTATATTCTTTCTTTAAATCACATTTACCTAATATGTAATAGTAACAATTTTGACACATCATATTTTAAGCTAACGCCTCCTTCCATCAATTCCATGTTTTATCGTAATTTTTGACTTTTATAATATTGAAATTTCAACGTTTGTTTTTTTATAATTTTGAAAATTCATCTTCTAATTGTTCTATATAATCTTTAATCATCGTTTTTAAGCAAAATTTAAATATTGTGTTTTTGATTTCAATTTTTCCCAATTCATTATAGTAATCATCTTTTTTTATAATTATTCTCATATCTTCGGTATCAATATCTTTAATAAAGTCTTTTACGTTTTCAATTTCTTCTATAATCTCATTTGCTCTTACAAGTGTTTTAATATCCAATTTATCTCCCTTATAATTTTATATTTTTATTACAATAATCTTTTATATTCATCTATATTTTGCATAGCAGTTTTAAATACATCTGGTTCATTTTGAATTAAATTTATAAAGTTATTGTAAAATCTCTTAGTATCTACATAGCTTAAATTTTTTATATAATTGTTAAAGGGTTTATTTTCTGAATGTGACATTAATATTGCTTTCATTTCTATCATGTGTTCTTCAAAATCTTCTCTTAGAAATCCTACACATTTATTAGTCATAAAACTATCGTCATCAAATACTTCTTCTGGTGATTCCGTTACACAATCTCCATTGTAATTCCACAAACATTTCATCTTACATTCCATTAATTTTACTCCTTTAATTTCTGTACTTTAACAGCTTAAAATATTACATACTGACAACTTAGGCTTATTATCTTCTATCCATGCAACCGAAAAAGAATAAGCATCACGCCCACAACTATCATATATTAAATCCAGACTCCAAGTGTATTCGATATTTTTACTTGTGAAATACGGTTCTAATAATTTATCAACTTCATCATCTTCAGGGACATCGTCAATTAAATATTCTAATAAATCATTTAATTCTTCTTTAATACTCATTTTTATTGTTCTCCTTTAAATTAACTTAAGATAAATTTCGTAATTTAATCAATATCCCAATAATATTTATTAATAATTATTTCTTCATTACAACTATCACACTTTATTGTTTCAGTTACTAATACTGTACCACCATTTTTATATTGTTTATCTTCCGTTATATCTTTATCATCATATTCTACTTCATTATTGCAATTGCTACATACTATAACCTTCACTAACTCACTCCCTTAAAATCTAAATTTTATATTGAATTTTGGTTAATTTTTTGTTGAAATTTCAGCATTTAATTTTACTCAATGTGCATTTTGTTAGTGTGCCAATCTATTTTTAATTTATTTGCTAATTTTTCTTCATTAGTCTCTTCTTTTTTAATATTTTCCTTTTCTATAGATGATTTAATATAACTTTTTACATAATCATTTATGCTTTCATAACAAAATAATTTATAAATTCTTTCATAAACATCTTCTTTATTTTTACACAATATTCCAATATTCTTTAGTACAAAATCTTTATCTAAATAAATAATTTGTTTTTGATAAAAAAGTTTATTGCTTAATTTATATTTAATAATTAAAGCTAATTTATACTCACCAGCAAAATAATATTTTTCTTCAATTTTATATTTATATTTAATTTCCAATTCATCACTCCTTATAAATTAATTCATTTATGTACTAATTCAGGTTTATATATAATTCTGAATCCATTTTATCATCTCTTACTTCCATAAAATCGCCTTTATATAAATATATATTGTCTCTTACATATTTTTTAATAAAGTTATTTATTTCATCTATTTTATCTTCATTTTTAATTTGATGAAAATTTGGATATTTATTCATTACTTCATTTCTAACATCCTCATTTAATTTTTCTTCGTCAAATTCATAATAACCTCTTACATATCCTGATGTTTCTTGACCTACTTCAACGTTTGGTATTTTCATATTTTTACTCCTTTCATAATAAACTTATTTAATTACTATACTCAAACTCAGTAAAATCACAAAACTCCTTAACTAATAAAGTATTATGGCAACTTTCAGCTTCCAAAGTAGAACCCATATCGACTGTATAAACACCATTACTCGTTGTTAATAGTATTAAATCACTACCTTTTGAATGAGTTGCGACTGAACAAAAATATATTCTATTTCCTAATTTTACACGCATTAATTTTCACCTCTTAAAATTAGCAACTTATTTGTTTAAATACCAACTTCAAATTATCTAACTACTTTAAATAACGCTTTTGGCATTCTATCCACATCTCCACCAGTATATTTTTCTCCAACATATCTGATTTGAATTTTGCTTTTAACTTCATTATCTTGTCTTATAAAAACTGCCCTTCTACCTTTTTTATAGAAAGCTGTATCTTCAATAAGTTCTATAATGTCACCTTTTTTCATAATTTCATCTCCTTAAACTTCAATCTTTATTGATTATCAGTCCATTCTTCAATTTCACCTTCTATATAATCATTTAACATTTCCAAAGTACACTCACATTCTCCGTTATTAACATCATTAATAAAGTTTTCTAGCGTTGGAATTATAGCGTTACCTTTTGCTAAAATTAACATATCTTCTATTATTTTTTTAAATTCCTTACTCATAAGTTATCTCCTTTCTACGTAAATTTTAATAATCACCATAATTACTATCTTTAAACTCTTTATTGAATATAGCTTGTTGTAAAAATTTATTGAATTTTTCTGTTTCTTTCTCGGTCTTTTTTATTGATTTAATTTTTTCTATTAATCTAAATATTTTCATTCTTGCCTCGACTAAATTTTAACTATTTACACTTCATACTCGGTTAATATTTCAATGTTAGCGACATTAGAAATTGTTATCTCGTTTTCTATTGTTACATTTGAATGATTTAACTTACTTATGGTTTTTACAACAACTTTACCACCGACAGTTTCATAAATTTCAAATTCATCAACTGGAGCTTCTTTATATGCAAATCGTGTTGGGTTTAGTTTTTTAAATCTATAAGTTGATATAAAGTGACATCCTTCTGTATTATCTTTTTTTGTTCTTATTATCGCTACGCTATTTTTACATTTCATTCTTTAACCTCCGTTAAATCTTAATTTTCTTTCAAATCAACCTTTTATCACTTGTTTTTACTATTTAACCATCTAATAATATCTTCAGTTGTAAATTCTCCAATTTCTTCCACATCAGGATTATAAAATGCAATCCCACCATCACTACCATCCTCTAATAACTGGTCTATTATAGATAAAGCATTTTCTACACCTAACTTATAAATTTTCTTTTCTACTTCTGTCATATTCTTTATGGATTCTTCTTCAAATTGCTCCATTACTTTATTAACAAATTTAGGAATATTTACTCCCCAAAACGTTACTTCACTTATATCATCAATTTTATAATTCATTATTTTTTTATCTCCTTTTTATCGTTCTTTCTTTCTTACTGGTGGCATTGGTGGAGTAGGAGGATTAAATTTTTGTGTTCCTTTATATGCTCTTCTCAAACTTTCACGTTCTTCAAAATGAATCATTTCATCAATAAAACCACCTATTAAAATTACTGCCATTAATATAATAATTAACCATTCCATAATATCACCCATAAATCCTATAATTTAACTACTCAATCACGTTTAAAAATATTGTCAAACTACCTTCATCATTGTCAATGCCTTCATTCATTGCCATATTTAAGTCTACTCCTGCATGATTCGTATAGAAAGTGACATCTGCTCCAGCTTCGCATCTCGATAATATATTCATTAATTCATAAACTTTCATGTTTTTCTCCTTTTAATAATTTAATTTTAAACCGTATAATCTTACTATTTATTTATATTTACTTTTCTATCATCAAATATCTCACCTGTTATAGCGTTCATTCTTATATGCTTTATTGTTTCAATATCCTTTTCAGTAAAGTTGTTATTTGAAAACACTATATCTCCCTCTGGAGTTATTTCTTTGAATTTTCCTAAATGTTTAAATACATCAGATATATCTTTATCTATTTTAATCACCTACCTTTTAACACAACTTACTATTCCGCTCATTACACCTAAAACTATAATCATAATTATGTACAAGATTCCCATAGTACCTAACCATACCCAAAAGCTACCAAAAATGAATTTTAATATTTCTAACATCTAATTACCTCAACTATTCTATTTCTTCTACATCAACTTTAGGATAATCTGATTCATCAATAACATTAATATTTATAGTAGGGTTTAAAGAATCCTCATAATCTTTATATACATATGGTACTCCACCGTTGATATAAGGTATACCAAACCCTTCAATAAATTTACCTCTATCAGGGTAGTTTTTCTTAAAGCAAGTTCTCCTGCAAATTCTGCTAAATTTTCTACTTCACAAAAATATTTTGACCAATTTTTTAGCTTTTCTTCTGTATGTACGTTCTCATCTATTTCAATTTCATATTCATATGTCTTTGTAACTACACATTTAAATTTTTTCATCTTCTACCTCTACTTTCACCAATTGCCCAACCTATAAAAATTATTATTGTCAATGTTTCTAGTAGGTGATTATATAAAAATTCTAATATTTCTAACATTTAATTACCTCTCTAAATCAACAATATCTTTTAATATTAATTTTCCATAAATTCATCTGACCATCTTCAACGTCAATTGTATCTTCATTTATTGTATTTAGTGTTACATTTTTAAATGTTACATCATTTAGTTTTATAGTTAATTCATCAGTTTCTTCAAATATTATGCAACTATCTTCATCATATAATTTATATTCAGTTATTATTTGAGCCATTTTTCACCTCACATGAATTTTTAATTTATTCACTATAAATCGGATTCCCATACACATCGATTCCTATTAAACTACCACACAAATCGTCTCTTCCGACACCATTTTTAAAGAACTCACATTCTTTTGAATTACATTGTTCATTAGTTAATGTGCATAAAGCACCAAATTCCGTATTACACAGAAAATCACAATCTATAATCATAATTTTTTTACCTCTCTATCAAAGTCTTGTTTTATCTTTTTATCTATTTATTCAATACTTTTTTAAGTGCTTTTTTAATTTCTAATGGTTCTTCATCTTCCCAACTTACTAAGTTAAAAAGTTCTTTCATTGGAAAAGAATTAAAATCACCTATACAACATTTATTCTCACAATCATCATCTTCTTTACTGTCAAAGTACCATCTAATGCTATATTTAACTGGTTTTAAGCTATATGCAAATATTCCGTTTTCTTTATCTTTAGCAATCCATTTAAATCCTAATATATACAAAGCATTTAAAATTGACATTTGTCTATCGGTAATTTTATTTAATTTAGGTTTTTTAATAATCACTATTGGATTTTCTAAAATTTTCTTTAAATCTGCTCCATTATCATGTATCCAACCTTTCATGTATTTCTCCTGTAAACCGTTATATGTAATTCTAAATTTGTAAGGACAATATGTTACCTCAAATTCCTCATTAATTTCTTTTCCCAGTCCTTCAGCTATTTCATCCCATATTGTTTTTTCTTGCTCCATATAGTCACTCCACATAATAGAATTATCATACACATTGTTCCATCCTAAGCAGTAGTCTCTATATGAATAAACAATATCTTGTAATCTTGATTGTGAATAATGGTAACATGTAGTGTTCTTGTCCCAATTAAGACAAGAATCCCATTCTATTTTTCTCTTATAACATTCATTTATAAAATTTATACACTCATTTTCAGTTTTACATCGTACTCTAACATTTCCTCTTTTAAATTCTTCCCAGTTAAATTTCACGTTTTATTTTAACTCCTCTCTAACTCTCATTAAAATTTTTCCTAAATTATTTTGACCTATTCCATTTACCGTACCCCAAATTTTATCTCCCCAAGTATTACCTTCTTCTAAATGTTCGCCACCAGTTGCAAGTAATTTTTCTCTTAAATCTTGATTTTGTGTAAATTTAGCAAGACAAATTTCATACATAATATCAAACTTAATTATATCCCAACCATGTTTTAATTTAATATTTCTACCTTTTCTTTTAGCTGATGATGAGTCAAGATTAGCGAACTTTAATCTCTTGTCATATTCACAAGTTTTAGCCGACTGAAATGCACTCTCATTATTTAAATAAGTAATACCTTCATATGTAACTGGAGCATTATAGAAATTACTTAAAAAGTAGTATTTTCCTCTAAATTCATTTATCACGTTTTTATCACCTATCCTTTTCACTTTATTAATTATTTTATCTATACATTTGAATAACAGTAATGGGAAAAACATTATAGCTACTATCATTAAATACAATTTCACAAAGTTGAACGTCGCCATTTTAACCAACTCAATCGCCAGTGATATATCATATTTTATTCCTAATATAAATGCCACAATTACTGTTACAAATCCTACATAAATAAAATATAATTTAAATAATTCTAGAATATATTTACCTACTTTTTTAATATGTTCTTTCATTTATTCACTCTCCTTTAAATCATTGAAACTTCAATATGTATTTTCACTAAACTTTGAATAAAACTCATTTTTGATTGGTTACTTTATCTAACATAAACTGTTTTCTTCATTTTACTTTTTAGTGCTTTTGAAACATCATTCTCTTTATTGAGAATTAAAACTTCATTCTTAAAAACTTTCCTACAATCTTTACACAACCACAAACTTCTATATCCTTTATAAAAATTTATTCGATCTCCATGTATGTTTTCTATAAATTTAATATGGTTGTGTTTACATCTATTAAATAACTTAAATATTCTTCCCATTCCTTTCTGTTTTAGGTGGCTGCATTATACAACCACCTGATATGTAATTTAATATTCTATGTAATTTTCTTTTAAAGTTTTGAAAAAAATATTTTATTACTCTAATGTTCCAACCATCACCAAGAACATCAGCAGCTTCATTTCTAGTTAAACACTTTGTATATCCTTTTGGTACACACTGACATTTTTCCAATTCTTCTTGATATAAATATCTAACTCCATCAAATATATTGCCTTTATAATCATTCAATTCTTTAGCAGCAACTTTTCTTTTGCCACCACTTAATCTTTCATATTCAGCTACACATTGTTTAAAATGATCCTGTGATTTAAATATAAGTGTTGTAAAGCCAGTTGAGTAATATCTATGAAACATTTTTACAGGAGTAGTAAGTGGTCTGCTATCACTAACAAGAAGATTTCTAGCCTTCTCTCTATCACTCCAACCATCAATAAGAATATCATTCAATTGAATATCTACATTTTTAATTGCTTCTGTTGGAGTTAGATTTGACCAATAATATCTATTTCTTAGAGCCGGAGATACTTTATCTGCATTTATCTTTATTGGTTCTACACCAATTAATTCTGTTATAAAATCCCGATCATCATCTTTCATGCTTGCAACATTCTCCATAAAAAAATATTTTGGATTTACTTCTTTTAGAATCCTTGTACATTGTAGAAATAATCCCGATTTCATATCATCTTCTAAACCTATCCTCTTGTCTGTTATACAGGCAATACTAAAAGTTTGACAGGGACTTCCAAATATAACAATATCAATTTCCGTTTCAAAAGTCCCTGTTTCAGTATGTAAAATACCATTCTTATATTCAATTTTATTTAAATCACCAATATGTATTGTATTAGGAAAATTATCCTTTGTAACTTTGATAGCTATATCTTTAATTTCACTAGCAAAATATTTATTAACTTTTATACCTAATTCTTTTAATGCAATTTGTCCACATGACATTCCATCACATAGACTGAGTACATTTAAACCTTTATTCTTTAAATCTACATTTTTATCAAGTGGTTGCAAACATTTGATAAATCAATGTGAATAAATATTAAACAATAAGAAGAAAGGTAAAACAAGTAACTATATAGTTAAAAAGATTGCGCAATCCTTGTAAAACAAGGAGATTTGAATAAAGATAATAAAAATGTAGTTTGCTGGTGTTATTGTATTAAAAATCTATATCAAATCTATCCGACAACCAATAAATAAATTTAATAAAAATGAACATAAACGGAAACATAGTTGTTATAAAAACTATTATCGTTGCTATATTTCCAATAATTATTGATAATCCCGCTACTAATATTGCATATAAACAAACTAAAATTAATGGTGGTAATATATTTAATAAACACATTTTCATAAATTTTTTAAACTCAAGCACTACTTCACACTCCTTTCAAACCGTTATTTAATTGACGATGCTCTATAATCTTCATCAATCTTTTTTATTCTTTGTATTTCACTCCATTTTACAGAATTCATTTTTTCTATTTCTCCACATTTAGGACAATAAATTTTAACCTCGTCTTCTAAAGTACGGTAGTTTAATTTATAGTATTTTCTTAATTCTGAATAGTCTTTTATATCAATGACTTGCCAATCATGGTCACAGTCGGGACATAATTTATTTAAAACTTTAAAAAATATTATTCCTACAATAGGCAATAACAATAAAACTATTAAATTCCTGTCCATTTTATTTTCCTTCTTTCAAATTTCTCTTTTATTGTGTGTTACTTAAATATTTTTATATATTTTCTCGCAATTTAACCATGTACTTTCTTTTAGAATTAATTTAATGGTAGACTTTTTTTATATCGCCAAACTCAATTATTTGGTTTAAATTATCTCTCATTTTTATCAAACTTTCTTTATCCAATGATTGAAGTGATATTTCTTCTGGTATGGCAAGCAACTTATTTGGTATAAACTCTTTTAATAATTTGTATATTTTAGCTAAAGAATCTAAACTTAAATTTTCTTTGTTATAATACAACACTACAATTTCTTCTGGATGTAAATTAATTGTTTTAATTTGACTAATAATTTTTTCTTCTAGTTCTTTATTCATAATTTCTTTCTCCTTATCTATCAAACAATTCTTTTAAAACTCTTGGTGTATATGTACGGTTGTTAAATCTACTTTTGATATTCCTAGATATTTTCCCATCCATCCAACTATCTAAATTAGCATTAGATATAATTTTTAGCTTCGTCATATCATCTTTAATTTTTCTTCTTTCTTGCCTTGCTCTTTGTAACATCTTATAAATCATAAATCCTTCAGATGCATTAAGATTAAAGAACTCAGCAGCATGTTCTATGTCTGATATTTCCTTATCTATATTACTGAATTTACTGTTAACTGTTTCGCTGTAATCTGATAAAAGCTTGAATCCTTGTTCAATAGAAGATATTATTTCATCAATCTCAGTATTAATATTTGTTATTGGATCAATTACATCTTCAACTTGTCCCTCATGTAATTCATTAGGAGTTGTATTTATAGGTTCAACTTTAAACTTTAAATTTTTAAATGATTTAGGTAAGGTATTTAGAGCATTTTCACATTTTATTTTGTTGTCCCATTGTGTAGCATATTCTAAACAATTTGTTGTGTAAGCTGATTTATCTTCTTTATGTGCTATGTAAACTTTATTATTTGTTATTATGTATTTTTCCATTTCTATCTCCTTATTTATATAATTTATATTTATTTTGAAATTTATCGTTCCATGAAACGTTGAAATTTCAATATGTAATTTTTGATTTTTACCCATAAAAGACTAATTTTATATGTATTATTTATATTTTGTAAATTGTATCTCAAAGTAAAAAAATAAAAATTCCTTCTACTTATATTATACGATTTTAAGTTAGCAAAAGTGCATATTTCTTAAAATATTTCTAATATTTTTTTTACTGTTAACTACAGAACGTTGACTTATATGTAATTTATCAGCTATTTCCTTTTGATTATATCCTTCTAGCATCAAGTCTATAATATGTGAGTATTTTTGACTACCCAGTTTTTCTTTTATAAAGTCAATTTCAATTCTTTCAAAAAAATCACTAGCAATATCTGGCACATATGTTTTCAAGTCTATATTATCTTCAAACTCGAGTAATGCATCTAATGATGTTTCATTTACTTTCTTTGATGTTTTTTTAATTTCGTCCTTGATCTTATTGCATATTACTTTAATTGCATATGTACTAAATTCATTTTTACTAATGTAAGTTTCTGCTGCTTTTATTAGTCCAAATGCAGCTACATCATAAAAGTCATCTAAAGGTACTTTCATTAATTTTATACATGTATAAATAAGATTGTGATTTTCAATAATTATTTTCTCTTGGTTATTATTTAGCATACTTATATCTCCTTGTATTTTGTTTTGTAAATTGTATTTTAAAGATAAAAGAAAAGGATTAATCCCTTCCTTTAATCTCTTAAGTTTCTTATATGTAAAAAAAATCTTGCTATTTGACCTGTATAAATATTTCCATCTCTCATATTATAATGTATATCTATATCAATAAATATTTTTTTGTTCCTACATACTCTAATTTCACTTATAGAATCATTAATTAAATCGTTAATATTTGAACATTTTTTACAATATTTTGTTTCTCCATTTTCCAAATTAAAGTAGCTGTATTCCACGTTTTTATATTTTTTGACAATTTGGATCAAATCTTCCTTGGTAACGTACATAAATTATAACGCCTCCTACTTAATTATATTATATTTATTATAGCTTTAACGTATCAGAGTGTCAAGTTTAATCGAATTTATGTTCGATTTTTATTTTGTTTTGTAAATTGCTTTTCAACTTTGCTTATATTGTCTACAAACTGTAGACAATATAACTATTACATATTTTCTATAATCCAATTGCCAAAATTATACTTAAAGTCTGAATAATCCATCACACTTCCAAATTCAGCTAAGAATTTATTATACAAAGTAGTATGTGTATTATCATTATTGATTAAGTCCTCTTTTAAATTTATTTTTTCTTCTATTGCTCTACCGTAAACATAATTTATCATACCACTTCTATAAATTGAAGTAATATTAAGACGTGGCTCGTTAGTAACAGATTTTATTTTTCTACAAAAGAACGTAGTAATATTATTTGTTACCCTATCTTCATAAGGTGTATTCACATTTTCTTTTGCAAAGAATTTAAATATTTGATCTGGATACTTATATAAATTTAATGGAATTCCATTAGGTGTTTTATTTGTATTGTAAGCTTGTATTAAAGCTAATTGAAAATCTAAATTAATTTTAACTGTTCTGTTATTGTATAATCTTACAACGCCATTCTTCTCGTCAATATCAGATTTTTTTAGTTCTATAATTTCTTTATATCTATCACCTTTTATTCCATAATATGGACATAAAAACATAGCTAAATGTAAAGAACCATTATCTAATTTAATTATTTCTCTTTTATATTGGTCTAGTTGATTTTTATTAAATACAAACAACTCATCGTCAGCCTTTAACTTGTCTAAAAGTAAATTTGAATCCATTGCCTTTAAAAAATTTACCTGTATTTTTGTAGGTATAAAATAATCAATATACTTAACTAATTTGGTTCTAACAGAGTGAATTGTACTTTTTCTATTTGGAAATTGTTTAAACAATTCAATATACTCGTTGCCATTATCAATTAAACCAAATTCAAATACATCTTTATTATATTTCCTCTCGATTGTTGCGATTCTTTTAAAAATATATTTATAGTTAGATATCATAGACTCCGAAAAATTATTTTGTTCCAGAAAATTCATTTTAATTTCTTTATTAAAAAAATTATTCATATACTTCCTCACCTCTTTTCTTATTTTATATTATTTCATTTTTAATGTCAATATATATTTTGTAAATTGTATTACACTCTACCATAATGTACATCCATAGCGTAAAAAACGTCATTTTGAATGTTTTTATCATATAACTCACCTATTTTTTTATCTAACCATTTTTTATTACATGGCTGCGGAGATTCACCCATAATAATGGATGGCATTCTTAATCCAAATTTTTTATATTTATCCTCACCAATTTTTAAATGAGTTGGTAAGTTTCTTTTTTCCTGTTTTGTTAAAGGCAAAACAGTTACTAACGGACTGTTAATATTATTTTTATTAGTAGAAATAATTAAAACAGGTCGGTAACCACATTGTATATTATCTTCATTTTCTGGTATATCTGCCATCCACAATTCCCATTGTGAGTATTCTGCATCTCTTCTTAAACTCTTATAATATTGTTCCATATAATATTAACACCTCCTTTTAGCACTATAAATAATATATATAAACAAAGTTTTTAACTATATTATTACTATACACTAAAAAATTCTAAATGTCAATATGTATTTTGTAAATTGTATCTTATTTTTTTAAATTTATTTCGACATTTTTTACTACTCCTGTTTTATCATTCCAGAAAAATAACAACCATTATTCTCTGTACCTAAAACTCATGTTATAATTTTGACCCACTGCACTTAACAAAATTTTAAAAATCAAATAGTTATTTTATCGTAATTTAATTTATTCCCAACATGCAAAATATTTCGATTCTTCAATATATTGTTTTAATAAATCATATTTTTCGTTATATCCCATATTATATAAATCTATATTTAATGCTGGTCTACCACATGTGGCATCTGCATGTAAAAATATATCACTCATTTCTTCTTTAGTTAATTCAATTTCTGTATTGTCATTAGTTACGATAATTATTTTATTTATTTTAATATTACTCACTCTCCTTATACTTTTGAATCCACATATTTAATACATGTTCTATAGTTTTTATGCTTTCTTCGTCAGGTATCATACCATACTCAATTTCAGATAACATTTCATTTGCATCATCAGATTTGTCTAATTCATAAGAATTATAATCACAAGCACTTAAAAACCCAAAGTTAAAATCTTCATCTACATTTTTTCTAACCCATTTCATAAAAATATCCATTTGTTGTGAAGATTTATTTGCATAGTCGGCACAATTACATAATGCTTGCACAACATATTTTGGTAGTTTAATTTCTTTATCTAAAAATTCAAATTTACATGTTGCAAACTCAAATATGTCTGTTGTTGGTTCTTCATCTAACTCTAAATATATAAAATCACAAGTAATATTAAATCCACCATTCTTCTTTTCTACAACTTCATATTCTTTATTTAATGTAAAATTACCATTATGACGTCTATTTTCTATACATTTTACTTTTCCTATCATTTCCTCTACCTCACTTACTTTAAATGATTGCTTTTATTACTTATCTTCTATCAAAGGACAAAACTCTGCTCTTTTTTCTTCAAAAACGTCTTGAACACTTTGACCTTTTATGCAACAGTAAGCTTCGTCCTCATCAAATATTTCGCTATCATATGCTAACTGGCAAAATGAACAGTCCTCACATTTTTCAGGCATTTTCATATCAATTTTAATCAAATTATTTCACCTCACTTAAAAAACTATAATATCATCTAAATTATTTATGGTTGGTCTAAACATTTCCCATGCATTTAATACAGATTGCTTTAATTGTTCTTCCGTAACATACTTTAAATACTTTTGTTTTAGGTATTCACAACGACCTTCAGTATCTAATCCTCTATATTCATAATCATCAGTATATTTGCTTCTAATACTTATTTTCTTTTGTTTTCTGTACTCTCTAATTTCAACATCTTCTATTCTTACTGTAATTTTAGTATATAAATCGTGTATTCCAACTGTTACAGTAACTTCTGATTTATCTTCTCTTTGAAATTTAAGTGCTTCTACTTTCATTTAACCCTCCTTAGTTATAATCATCGCAATAGTCTGTTTCATTAATATATTCTTCTTTTAATACACAGTATAGTTTATCATCTCCATCTTCATTAATGGCTTCTTCTGAAAGACTATGTGAACAAGTTAAACAATCTATCGGACAAGGATAGTGTTCTTTTTGTAACTCTTTTTGTTTACTACTTACATCTACATCCAACCATACAGTTTTACCATTCTTGTTCTCATAAGTGATAAAACACTTTGATCCTATTTCTAAATATGAAATGTCTACTGTAGATTGTTTAGGTCTATAAGATTTATCATCATTATTACTAAACCAAACACATAATTTAAATTTTTCATTGTTGTCTGTATCAAAATAACAAATCAATCCTTGTTTGTCTGACCACATTTTCATCACCAAAGTTCCATTAAAAACACCATTTCCAGTTGGGAAAGTATATTGTTCTCTAGGAAAGTTCATTTCTATTACTTGATTTTTAGAATATCCTCTAATCATTTTTAACCTCCAAACTTTTAAATAAATGTTTTAATATCTAATAAAATCACCTAATGCGACAAACTCTTGCACAATATTATCATATTCTGTTTTTTTGTTAGCAGAATATTGTAATAATTGACCATGATAAGGTGACCTGTTAGTAATAAATATAGTTGAACAATCAGGAGATAAATAACCACCTTCTTTTGAAGCTAAAACCCATCCCTGTTGTTTTAGCTTAAGTCCATATTTGCTTAATATTTCTTCCTCTAAAGTATTCTTATAATCATTTAAAATTACTCTTTCTAAATTTTCCATTTTAAAAACCCTGTCCTTTTCATTTTTTTATTTTCTGAATATTCCTCATTTTTCTTGTGTTAAATGTAAATTTGGTTTATTATTTATTTTTTAAATATTATCTACAACTTTTATAAATTACAAACGGATTATCTAGCAGCATTTTATATAGTCTATTCTTACTATTTATATATTCTGCTGAATTTAAATCTTTTAAGATATATTCAAAATCAGATCTTGTGTATTCTGTATAGTCTAATTCCTCTAATGGTGTAGCTTCATTGTTAACACCACTAACATATAAATTCCCTTTCTCCCAATGTGACCACCTATTCTTCATTAAGACAAATTTATCTTCTAGTTCAACCAAAAGCACTGAAGAAAGTTTAATTAAATCCTGTGTTGGCACTAATCTCAGATTCTCAGGATTGTTTGATCCATCAATAATTTTTTTATTTAACATATATTACTCCTTTTAATGTTATAGATTAAATATACTATATTTTAACAAATACTTCCACTTAAAATTGCTATTTGATGTGTGTAACTAAATTTTACTCTACTATTTCAAAAAAGTTTTTATTTCTGCAATATCTTCCTGTGTCACAATTTAATTCATACACAGTATCATATTCAAATATAACATTGTAAATTTTATCTTTCGTTAAGTCGAAACCGTCTATTATAGATTTTACTTTCATTTTTATAATCTCTCTTTCTTCACTGTATTTTAATATTTTTTATAGTCTTAGCTCATTAACTTCATCATATCCACAACTATATGTCAATCCTAAATACGTTAAGGTGGTTTCTTGGCTTCTGTGATTTAACATTCTTTGAACTTTAACTAAAGCCAGAGGATCACCTTTTTCAACTAGCATAATATAATACTGATAAGCGAAAGTTTTTCTTATTGACCTAGCTGCATAATTACCTTCTAAGTTTAAATATCTAGTAACTTCTTTCATAAACTTATCAATTGTTTCATTTGTTACATGAAATCTTCTAATCTTAAAAGACTTTTCTAGTCTAGCCAATCTAGCTTTTTCATCTTCAAGCTGTTTTAGATTTAATCCGTTGTGATTTAATTTTTCTCTTTTGTCTAATACACAATCAATTATTTCTTTTTCTTCTCCAACATCATATAATTCGTACAACTCTTTTCTGGTTATAAAAATATAATCATCTTGTTCCATAGAAGGATTAATTAAATTAATATACTCTTGAAAAGCTTCTTGTACAGCTTCAACTACATACAAAGGTTTTATTTTACCAGTCTTTTGTTCTTTTCTATTAGTCCATTTTTTAAAACTTCCATTCTTATTAAAAACATCTTTCCATTTAAGAGTTATTAAGTCTGATACTCTATATCCTGAGTTAATGCCAATTGAAAAAAATAATTTATTTCTAGCATAAGTTGATTTTCTATCGGCTCTTTCAGCATTGTCAATTTTATCTTGAAAATATTTTTTAACATTTTCTATATCTTTTTTATCTCGAATTGGATCTACCCATCTATGTGATGATTGATTATTAACAGTGTTGTACCTACTCCCATCGTTTTTTAATCTTCTCTTAGGTTTCTCTCCTTCTATAACATCTAATTCTTTACCATAAATATTAACTATTTTAGCTAACTCAGCCATCTTAACAAACCACCTTTCCAATTTTACTGTTACTACTATTCCTATAATTACTATAATACTCTTGTCTTAATATAGGTACATAAACCGATACTTCCTCTTTATGGTCACATGCTCTAACCTCAACTTGTTTTGTTGTAGATTTACATTGACAGCATAACAAATCTTTAATATGTAAAAATTCTCTCATATGCGTTCCTCTATCTATTCCATAATCATTTAATTTTCCACATCTTAAACAAATAAATGATGATGGTCTAATATTTCTTCCCCTCATAATTCCTCCTAATTTCATCTTTCATTTTCTTATAATTGTTATTTGCAAAACATTCTTTTATAACTATTGCAATTATTATTAATATTTGTATCATTAAAAGCATAGTACCACCTTATTTCTTAAATTTTTCTTTTATAATCTCAAAAATTGTGTATATTAGACACAGCCATTCCATACTACATCACCTCATATCTTTTAAAAATAAAGCAACTTATTTTAATAAATTGCTTTTTAATTTCACTTTTAATCTGTATTATCATTACTACCATTCCACTCAACCGTTCCTGCTGGTATTAGTATTTCAGCAAGCAACTTGCCCTTATTTTTATTAACAACAAATTCTTGAATGGGATTTTTATATTTAGTATGGTAGATTTTAATTATAGAATCTTTACCAGCTACATACGTTATTGTTGATTTATTTGCTACAACATAATCAATAGTATCATCATTAGATTCTCTTGCTGCATCTCTAAACATAATTAAACCTTTTTCATAAATTAAATACTTATTTAACTTATCTATCTTTTGAATTTCAATGTCATATAAATGTGTAACTATCATTTCATTTTTATCAATACTTTGAATGATGTTTAACATTATCACTACTAAAGTAAAAGTTAAAACTGTTATTACTATTATCTTTATATCTTCTTTTTTCATTGTTTACCTCCGAATAATTTTTAATAAATTATATTTAATCATCTTTACTGCTCCTTCTTATGTATTTGTTGCAAATAAAAAGCAACTTATTTTTTATTAATAAGCTGCTTTTAAAAATTTTTATATTTAATTGATCCATCAGGTTTCACTACTTTCTTTATATTATAATCATAAATAAAAGTATATATTTTTAAACCTGTTTTTGTTTGTTGTTCTAATTTCCATATACTATACATATTAAATCCTACACTCGTGCGGTGCTTTATCTTCCCTAATTCCCTTAAAAACAGGTTGTCGCATCGTATCTTTGTCCGTCTGCATATATTCCACCCTACATACAAGTTCTGGCTTAATCCATCCAGCATTTTCATGTTTTGGTGGTACCACATTA